TCTTGTACTTAACGTCCAACACCAATTGTGCATTGGCTGTGAAACGAAGCAGCACTGGATAATCTTTTTGCATCATGTATTTAGTTTAGTGCATTTTTGCATCTTTGTCAACTGTTTTGTGACTTTCGTCGTTCACTGTCTATTGCAGCTTGCAGACACCCTATGGGCCACCGCCTGGGAATTAAACCCAGCGCCACAAAACAGTTGAAATGGTAGTCCCGAGAGGATTCGAACCTCTGAGATTAAAATGGTAGTCCCGGGAGGAATCGAACCTCATGCCGTCCACCTAACTCTAAGGATCGGTTTAGAAGACCGATGTCAGGCTCGGGACCAAAACTTAACTTAAATCTTACTTACGAAATCGTCAATCTCTTTTATTGAAACTAGAATGACTAGATTTGGAAATTGCTCTAACAAACACTTTATCTTTTTTTCTTGCGATGCATAAGCTGCTGGATTTTTTGGATCAACATACACATCCAAAGATGGGATGTAAAAATCTGGAAAATAGTTTCTCACATCACCATTTTCATCTGTCCAACGTACTGGTTCAGGACGAGTCCATTTAACGTTCATCTCATCTAGTTTTTTTGCTAGATGCAATTCCCATGTACTGTCCAACACCACCGTTGATCCATCAGTCATAACATACTTCACAGTTGATTTCTTTAACCTTCTGTGATTAGAAGCTAATGCAGCTTTTTTAATTTTTGCTTTTGTTTCTTCTGTTTGTTTTCTTCCAACATTCTTCTCTCTAATTTTATTTCTTGTTTCTTCGGAAACCTCTGCTTTCAGCCCAAGCTCTTTTGCTTTAGTGAATTGATTTCTAGCAGATGTTCCCCTCATAGCAGCCATAGCAGCAAACCATTTTTCTGTTTTTGGTTTCTGTTTATACTGCTGTGGATTAGCATCACACCATCTAGTGTGATTAGCTTTTTGAGAATTTGAAAAATCAGCAAATTGCAGTTCGCAATGTTTACATGTCCACATGATAACCTCTCATGTTTATTTATGCAAAGATGCGTAATTTAGTTATTTGCTCTATCCTAAATTCTCATTGTAGCTGAGCTACGGAGGCAAAAGTGTTGGTGCGCCCGCCCGGGTACGATCCGGGGACCCTCTGATTAAAAGTCAGATGCTCTACCAACTGAGCTACGAGCGCATGATGTTGTTTGTAGCGTCCCTTGCATCGCTTCTTTGGGAGTGATCATGCCCAAACAACAGAGACATGATCGAAATGGTAGGGTGTACGGGATTCGAACCCGTGTCGAGAATTTGAAGGACTCCAATGCTAACCGCTGCACCAACACCCCATAAAAATTGTGGATGATTACTGAGAATTACGTCTCGGAAGGAATTGAACCTTCGACCAGTTCAGGTTGGTTTGCATCCAGCAATTTAACCTATAACCATCATCAGCGTATCCTGCCCAGAGTCGAACGGGCGTTGACCATCACTTGAACCAACCTGCACCGGCAGTTTTGGATACTTAAAAATTGTGGAGGAGGATGATAGCATCGAACTATTATCCCGAGGGATACTACAGTTTTCAAGACTGTGTGGGGAGCCAACCCCAGCATCCTCCAAAATTGTTAATTTTCGTACATTGAAGTATAGTTTTTGCCATACTTCCTAATCACGTATTCTAAAATATCTTTGAGATCATTTGCATACAAAACTGTTATGTCTGGATTACAACTTAACTTGGCTTCCCATTGTTCAGTTTTATAGCCTTTGATTTCAATTAATTTTCCCTCGACAATAAAATCTGGAATGTAATTCTTAACTTCACCATTCCAAACATACTGTCTTTTTTCTAAATTTCTTTCAATAGAAATGTTGTGATCTAGACAATAAATCACATACGCTAGTTCCCAACTACTATCGCAAAAGAAATTTTTGAACCATCCTTTTTTGCCTCTTCCTGAGCCTTTTACATAACCGCCTAACTTTCGACGTTTAGCGACGTCTCTTAGTTTGTCTTTGCGTTGTTGTTCTTTTTCAGGATCTAAAGATTTTCCCGGAGAATTTGATTTTCTTCCTTTTAATTTCTTTGAAATGTCTGGCCGTAATCTCCCAGATAATTTAGAAGCAATTGAAGCTATAGAGGCATTAGTAAATTTAGTTTGCCCCTCATTCCAAGCAGGAATTCTGTTTGTATTTTTCTTACATTTAGATTGATGAATAGACAAAAGACCTGCATTTTTACAAATGCGATCACAAAATTGACAAATATGCATGAGTGTTTCCTTTCATACATTATTTATACAATCAAGACCAGTCGTCCTCCATGGACGGCACCCGCTATTAAACTTGTTTTGTTACTCTACCCAGAGTGTATTGATCAAACTTTAATGTCGAACGTTGGATCTCGACCTATTTGCATTTGAGACATCACGTGCTGAGTAGCGAGGAAGACCGTGGTCAGCTGCCTATCTCAACACCAAAGTATCAATACACTCTGATAGTTTGTTTGTTTTGGTAATATTCTGTTGTCAATGAACTGTGCTAACAAATACTATTTTAGCATCTGCTAACGTTGCTGTCAACCTGTTTAACAGCTTGACTTTAAAGGACTCAGAATTGAACTAAACTTTAAAGTTTAGCGGCAGGCCTGTTTTACCGTTTCGGTTCCTGCTCTTCACCTTATTCTGTATTCTGTCAGTTTCTGCTGAGTTGTTAGCTGTCCTCTACTCTTTTAGTATAGCAAGCTCTACCGAGCCCGTCAACACAAAAACAAAAAGCCTGCAAATTTCTTTGCAGGCTGTTGGAATTCACATTTGATTGCGTTTATCCAACATCACCTGCATAGATGGGTTCTCTATTGGCCCAATTTGGCTGGGCGGAAAATGAAACCATTGAGTGATGTTTTGCTTTGTGCATATGTTTATTTATACCAGACAGACCAAAAAGATCGATTATTCTGACAGGATTTTCCAAAAATTATGATCGTGATCAACTTCAAATAGTGCGTCAGATGATCCGCTGCGGATTAACTTGGAATACTTAAAGCCGTGTGTTATTAGAAAACTCTGTATGAGATTGGTATCCAAAACAGTTTTTTGGCGTAACTCTATCACTTGTTTTGTTTTCCAGCCCCGCTTTGCGTCGTCCCAAACCAGTGCGCCACGTTCATTGCGGTCGTATTCTTCCTTAACAAATTCACATGTGAGCTTGCTCACGCTCACCTTCAATCGCCAGCTCTTGCCATGCCGAAAAATGGCAGCACGAAATCCGTTTTCACGCAAAGCCTTTTCCAATGTTGTTTGCTGTTCTTTGGTCATTTGCTAATAGTTGAAATCATATCAAACACTGTGCCAATATCATACGTGGCGCGATAAAAGGTAGAGCCTTTTGTTTGCCTTGCGTGAGGTAAATATTCTCGAATGAGCTCATCAAAAATAGCACGTCGATCTCTACCATAATCTCTTGCATATGCACTGAGCACAGTCACGTAATATCTGCCTTTTCTTTGGCGAAATGTACAAATACAGTTATAAACTGGTGCCCAGCGAAGCAAATCTCCAAAGGCGCCCGGTAGCATAATTTATTCGTCGCCATCCTGCTTAACAGTTAAGCTACCCGATGGGCGGGATGCTGTAATCATTGGTTGAACGCCCACAATTTGGCTGGCAATCACCGTAGGCATCACACTTCTGAGAATGTTCATACTAAAATCCAGAACCGGAGTGGGATTTGCTATCAGATCAAACACTGTGCCTATATTGTAGGTTAATTCTGTATCAGTCCGGCGTATCAGTCGGGCAGCAGGATAATACTGTTTGATTCTTCGAGTCCAGCCACTCTCTGTTATTGAATTCACACCTGTGATTTTTACATAATTCCATTTCCTTTTACTGTAAAAGGTGTATTCGAACCCCAATCGTTCTACGACACTTTTGAAGTCTTGCGGCATATCAATGAACATGTTAGCTTTCTTTTTCGGCAGTCAATGGGAAGTAAGGGCAATAATATATCCCTGCGTCTATGTCGTTGTTTGTTTCCTGTGCAGTATTTACTATCAAGTCAAACGCTGTGCCTAGATCAAATACTAGATAGGAGTTAAAGTGAGATTGACGCAGTTCTTTGTATTTTGATTTGGGATAGTATCGCCAAACTAAATCTTTTACGCTCTCACAATATAACCATTCACTGAAACGCAAACAATCAGTTGATACCGATGATCAGCGGTGGTGTGATACTCGAAAGTCCAGCCATATTGTTCGCAGGCTTTTTCAAATGGTATCATTGTTGTTAAAACCCCTCAAAATCCACGCCACGCATGGTGACGCCGCATTCTGCAAACATCTGCTGAGTACGCTCAATGTGTTCTTGCCATTGCGGTTTTTGCACCCAGGCAGCTACTGCTTGATTGCTGTTGACCACTTCTCTGATACCCACACTCACAATGGCACGGGCGCAATCCACACAGGGCAAGCTGGGGATGTAGATGGTGCAATGATTCAAACTGGTGCCCATTCTTGCTGCATTGTAAATTGCGTTGCGTTCAGCATGTTCAATCCACCAATACTTTTCCGGACGTTCTTGCCGTTCAGGCACACAGTCATTTAAACCACGTACAAAACTGTTATAGCCGGTGGTGCGAATCTCGCGGTCCGGTCCCACAATCACACAACCAATCTGAGTGTGCGGGTCCTTGCTCTTGGTGCTCACTGTGCGCACCATGTTTAAAAAGTAATGGTCCCAGCTGGGTGTCATTGACTTAGCTCCTGTAAAATATCAAAAACTGTTTTGGGTAAGGGCTCGATGGCACCTCGCACAGTATGATCTTCGCATAAACATTTATACCAACCCGCGGCATCTTGATATTTTTCAAAGTCTGATGTTTTGCGATAACCCCATCTATCGTACCAGATCACTCTCCAGCATACTGGTATCATTGGCCACCTCGCTTGATTAGGTCAAACACAGTCAACGGCTTTGGTTCCCAAACATAAGTGGATTTTTTTAGTTCATGATATCGATTCCAGGCCTCAGCCTCATTGTCAAACTCATCAGTTTTCCAACCCCCGTACCCAGCCACAGTTCTGTAAAATACTTGCCAACGAACAAAGTGATCTGTCACTGTGCCTCCTGAATTATATCGAATACAGTGGCTGGTTCGATTTTTACACTAAGATCACTCATGCTTTTTTTAATCATTGAACAAAAGGTATTAGCTAGCTTTTCATTTTCAAAATAATACACCAACTTTTTGCCGCCCCACCCACCTATGTCTACAATCACTCTGGTAATCACGGGTACTCTCTTTCTGAGACCAGTGTCAGAGTATAAGTGCGAACCAAAACTGATCCCCTGGGTCGTTTCTTGGTATAAACCAAATCATTAACGCATCCTGGATTGCATGTGCCAGAATTTCCAATTGCGCCATTGCACTGTTTGCAAATAAAAACATGATGAAACAACAAGTCTGACTGCATTTAGTAATATTATAGCAATAATTACAACAGAACTCAAATAAATATTCATATGAGTTTACCAAACAGAACCAACAGCACCAATTATGAGCATCCGCAGGAAACCAATCTGCTGAATTTGCACAGGGCAATGAGCTACAACAGTCAGGGTGAGCCAGTGTTGCGAACCACATCGGGTAGCAGTGCAACCACCGGCGATGCGTTTGGTAGACTGAGAATTGCTGCACCTTTCACACTGTTTGATAGCTTTCACCGATACCAGGACAATGCCAAAGCTGAAGTGTTTACTGCTGGCGGCGGCACCAGCACACACGACACCAACAGCAGCAGCATATTGATGGCGGTGGGCACTGCAAAAAATGATGAAGTGATCAGAGAAACCAATCGTGTGTTTGCCTATCAACCAGGCAAAAGTTTGCAAATGATGATCACCTTCACTATGTCACCTGCCAAAACCAATCTCAGACAACGAGCTGGATTGTTTGATGCACAAAACGGTGTATATGTTCAGTTAAAAGACAATGTGTTGAGTTTTGTGTTGCGCAGTTATTCAACTGGTGTTTTGGTGGAAACTGTGGTACCACAGAGCCAATGGAATGTGGAGCGATTGGATGGAGCAGGTACCAATCCCACAGTGTTAGACATCACCAAATCACAAATTTTTTGGTTGGACATAGAATGGTTGGGTGTGGGCACAGTGCGTTGCGGATTTGTGATCAATGGTGAATTCATTCACTGTCACAGTTTTCATCATGCCAATCTGCAAACCAGCACATACATGACCACTGCCTGTTTGCCGGGCAGAGTGGAAATTACAAACGTGGACACCACCGCCAGTGCTAGCACCTACAGACAGATTTGTTTTACTGTGATCAGTGAAGGTGGGTATGAACTCAGAGGCCGACCCAGAAGCGTGGGTCACGCTTTGACTGCGCCCTATCGTATGAGCAGTCCGGGTGTCACTTATCCACTGCTGAGCATCCGACTGAAAAGTGATCGATTGGGTGCCATTGTGGTACCTAAAAATTTCACCATAGCAGTTACTTCATCGGGCAGCTTTAGATACGGATTGATCAGCAGAGGCGTTACATCAGGCGGGTTATGGGTTAGTGCTGGTACCGACAGTCATGTTGAATACAACTTAACAGCAACCAGTTTGTCCAGCGGCACAGTGTATGAAATTGGATACATTATCAGCAGCAATCAGAGTTCAGCCGCTCCCAGCTTGCAGGAATATCCATTCACGTTTCAACTGGAGCGAAACACGTTCACTCCAGTTGCTTATGAGTTTATAATTGCAATGGTTTGTACTGGCAACCATCCGGACGTTTTTGCCAGTGTCAACTGGGAAGAAATTACCTAACGAATTTGGTAACGCCTAGTGTAGCCAGTGCCTGCTGAACCCCCGTGGCTTGGCGGTAACAGTCAGCTACTGCGTCGTGGGTGGCTGCACCCGATACTCAACTGAATAAACCGATGCTATTTATTTTGGTGCATAATATATCAAAAATCATTTTAAGATATAAATAAATTATGTAGTTCGCGGCATTGACGTGCCCAACTACTCTAACGGTGAAAGGACCATCAGCAATGATATTTATTGACGACATTTACTCACAAGAGTATTTTAATATAGTTTCTAAAGCTCAAATAAGAGCTTCTTCTCGCATCGAAGCTCGTAAATTAGTAGGTTATGTAGAGGAACATCACATCATTCCAGATTGTTTTTATGTCAATTCTAGAAAGAAAAAACAATCTATTGGTTGGCTTGACGGAAATTCAAATTCGCCAAATAATTTAGTTTATCTGACTGCAAAAGAGCATTATAGATGTCACTGGTTACTAGTGCATATGACTATACTCGATGATTGTCATGCTGATCAAGCTAAAAGATCTATGTTTGCTGCATTAATGATAATGAGCTCAATGAACAAAACACGTTACGAACTTTCTGAATCTGATTATGCTTACGCTCGAGAAAAATATAGCGAATCTTTACGTGGAAGGAAATTGTCTAAAGAAGCTATAAGAAAACAGTTAGAGACAAAAAAATTAAACGGAACTTTCTGTCATTCAGAAGAAACAAAAAGAAAACTGTCAAAATTTAAGAAAGGTAGCAAACTTTCACCAGAAACGATAGCTAAAAGAACAGAATCTAGACAGGCTAACAGTAAACCACAAGCTCCTAGATCAGAAGAATGGAGACGTAAAATTAGTGAGTCAGCTAAAGGACGAAAACTTTCACCAGAAACGATAGCTAAAAGAACAGAATCTAGACGAGCCAACAGACAAAATTTCTTTAGCGATTCACAAATGCTTTGACATCTAATCCTTTCAATGCTTTTTGTAAGCCGATAATCTGTCTAAAGCAGTCTTCCATCGCATCGTGTGTAGCAGGAGGCATGGGTACACGATATAGATTCATCACAGTTCTGACGTCCATAGCCTGCCAGTAACGCCAGGGATAAGGGTGGTCAATGGCTCGGTAAGCATGTTCTAGAATACTGATATCAAAACTGGTACCCTGACACCAGATACGGCCGCTGCTGTTCCACACGAATCGGTGCAGGGTCATCAATGCATCTTTGAATGCTACTCGATTATCCGGAGAAAAGATGCGTTCCTGTACCTGCGGGTCTTGCTGAGCCCACCAATCGAGTGTTTCGGGATTGACATTTCGGTCAGGCTGAGAATCCACATCCACCATGATGTCCAGCGTCTGCAGGTCTGCTAGTCCGACGCCGCGAGTCAGATAGTCATCAAAGGGATCAAATTTCACCGCAGCAATCTGCAGAATTACTGCGTCTGGCGTGGTGGCCAGAGTTTCTAAATCTATCATTGTTGATAGTTCCATTTTTTCTCCAAAGGTATAAATAAGAATGCCGATCGCGATAGTCTCAATATCCATCGGCTCTATAACTATACGGAGTTACAGCTAATGTATTTACAAAACAAATACTTACAATGGTATTATAACATAATAAATCGTGCAAAATCAAGACATTTAGAAGATTCTGTGTACACTGAACAGCATCATATTTTGCCTAAGAGCTTGGGTGGCAACAATTCTAAATCCAATCTTGCAACCTTAACCGGACGAGAACATTTTATATGTCATTTATTATTACCAAAATTCACAACTGGAATAGCAAAAAGTAAGATGATACATGCTGCTTGGAGAATGTGTTGTAGAGGATCTAAGCATGACAAAGGTTTTAAAATTACCTCAACTATATATGATTTACTACGGCGACAGCGTAGTGCATATCTCCAAACATTAAAAGGGCAAAACAGCCCAATGTTCGGAAAAAAGACTGGAAGAACTTCTGCCGACTTTACAAACGATTGGAAAGAAAAAATATCTGCAGCAAATAAAGGCCGAGTTGCTTGGAACAAAGGTGTACCTCGTACAGAAGATGAAAAAGCAAAAATGTCAGCTACACGAAAAGCAAAAGCAAAAGCAAAGGCAAAAGCAGCTGACCCAACTTGGAACTGGAATGTAAGACCAAAATGCAGTCCTGAAAAAGCACAAAAAATCAAAGAAGCCAATACTGGAAAAAGTGGGTTCATAAATTAGATCCGTTACAACGAAGATATGTTCCTCAACAAACATATGAAATATTATGTTCCCAAGGTTGGATTCCTGGTATCGGACCAAAAATCACCAGTTTCACCAAACCACCTGTTTGAATTGTTCTTTCTCAATACCAAAATAGTTGCATTTCCAATCACTCTGTTCAAAGAAGTTGAGATATTGCCATTGGCTACGATGCTTGAGCAACTGCTGACCAGCATGTTGCCAGTCCATGCCTAAGAATATGCGTTGATACTTGTATTTTCTTTCTTCTATCTCATGGAAATTAAAATCATCCCACTCCCAGTGCAGGATTTCAAAGGCGTTACCATCGCGATCCACCCAGTCCATGCTGAAGTCCAGTCCCCACTTGGGTCTGATGTTGCGAACTTTGTGAAATATTGGTCTGGCATCACACCACTGTTTGAGTTGGGCAAGTGCTTGACCGCTGACACCTTTGCGTTCAAACAACATGCTGTGATTGAGTACTGCACCTTCTTCAACTGGTGTCTGTGTGAACCAATCATACTTGAGCACCTGCTCCCAGGGACGATGCTCGGTCACAACATGTTTGTTGGCTTGCGCATACCGCTGTTCCATTTCACAAAGAGCATACCCGTTTTGGTCAAAAAGACGAACCCAATCGCTGGGAGGAATCCAATGCTGATCTTCGGTTTGAAGAGGCAGTGTGTAATAACCCACAGGATTGAGTTCTGCTGATGTGACGTTGAGTAGACGCATCTAATATTTATGGTGGCCGATCAGGGATTCGAACCCCGGACTTTTTCCGTGTAAAGGAAACTTTCTAACCGCTGAATTAATCGGCCTTTGTAATACTTATACTGCTAGTGACAGTTTGCTGAGTTTTTCATACAGTTCAGCATCTGCGCCAACGCCATTGCCGCTGTACACTGCCCAGGGCAACACGATGCCAGCAGCAGTGTAGGCGCCAGCCAGACTGTCGTCGTCTTCCTGGAACCATGCAGTGGGATAGCGATCGCTGAACTTCTCAAAATACTTGGCCCATTCTTTGATGTTGGCGTTGTTGCCGCCGTTGAGCATGATAATGGTTTTGTCCTCATCGGTCCACTGACGGAACGCTTTCTTCACCGGGCGAGTGAACGCATTGGCATGCTCTTTGCTAGCCATTTCGCTAACCACATGAGCAGTTTGCAAACCTTTCTGCAGGCTGCTGAGGTAGTAGTTGGTAAGACTGTAGAGCCGATAGTTTTGGGTTGTCATAAAATTTTTGGCAGGGGAGGAGCGACTCGAACGCTCAATGCCTTTCGGCGCAGGCTTCAAAGACCCGTGGGGTTACCAATTTTCCTACTCCCCTGTATAAAACTTATTGTATCCTTACCAGCTTGGCGAACCCCCTGTAATTCCTTTACTCTCTTAGTATAGCAAACTTTAGGCTGCGTTGTCAATGGTCATTGCACCCAACAACAAAAATGTTTTCATCCGTTCACGCAAACAATTCGTATGATAACCGTATATAATGACATGTCCAAATTGACCTTGATAGGCAGTCAAAGCAACACCAGGCGAATTATCCAAATCCAATAAGCTGTCGCAATATGGGCAATGTTGTGCATGAAAAATCAATCTGTCAGAAACAAGATCGAACATAGTTGGTTTGGTCATTTAACTCCTAATTGTTGATTTGTACCAACAATCCTCATGATAGCCCAAAAAAGACAATTTGTTGTTGTGGTCTTTGACGATTCTAATAACAATTTCTGCGTCGTCTGAAGTTCTAATTTCAGGAAGAGGTTTTTGACAGCTATTGCAAGTTGTACAAAACCAATTGATGTTTTCATCTAACAAGTCTTCTAATGTTAGGTAGGACATGTTTTATTGAATAACCCAATTTCCTTGCATGTCTCTGCACACCGTCTTTTGATCACTGTCGATAGTGACTGTTTTGCAATTTTGTGTGGATTGCCTGTTGCTGTTCTTGCCCATCTGATATCCGATGACCCCCACCACCGCACCCACTGCAATTGCTGTGGCCACCGCAGTGCCAGTGGAAACCTTACCATCTGATCTGCGATAAACTGGGCGATGCATATGCGGCTGGTAACGCACTGGCGAACCAGTCACATAGGGTGCTGATGGGCGATACCCCGGATGATAATGCCATCTGGGTTGTGACATCAGCTGAGTTGGAATAAGAAACGTCAAACCCAAAAAAAGTGATAGTATTCGCATGGGAATTTCCTCGTTGTATTTAGCACACACCGGTTAGGTATCTTCTGATTCAGTTGGAGTTCACAGTCAAAGTCCAGGGCAATTGAGTTTAATAACCCAAATTATTCGGAACTATTTGAAAATTATATCACAAGCCACATCACGTGTTTGATTAGCCAATTTTTGATATCCGGATCTGCCGGGATGAACTCCATCTGCACCAACCCAGGGCTTCACATCCAGAACCTGATCACCATAGTTAGAGGCAATTTCGGTGATAATCAATCTAGCAGCGCGATTGTTGGGTGGCAGCAACCAGGTCACGCAATACGAGGCCAACGTGGCTCTGAGTTTTATGATTTGTTTCCTCAACTCGGCTTTTTTGGTGGGTAAATCATTTGCACCCACACTGATCAGTACATGATCAGCACTTCTGGGAATCTGGTGAACCTGCAACAGAGTTTGTTCAGTGTTGCGTCCTGATACAGCCAGGTTCTTACAATCAGGTCTCATTTGCGCAGTACCATACGCAAGGCTATCTCCAATAAAAACACAAGGCATATTTTATTTCCTGAATTTATTTAGTGCCAGCGTAATCAGTCTTGTGCCATCCGTGTCCCTTGAGCGCAAACTCTGAGCGACTGATCTTTCGATTTAGGCTGCGAGTAGTACCACATTTAGGACAACGTTCTGGATCCTGATCCATTGGTTGTTTGAGTTCCAGTTCACTCTTGCATTCAACGCAAACATATTCGTAGATGGGCATTTTAAAATTCCTCAATCTTTAGATTTTCTGGTTTCATCATTTCATCTACAACAGCATTAACCTCTGCTTCTAATTCTTCTTTAGTTTTGGGCACAGGATTGCCCAGGCGTCTGGCTGCTTCCAGCTTGAGCCAACGCTGCATTTCAGCAGTCTGCGTCAGTCTCTCAAACGCCAGCACTTCATTCTGATGTTGATGACGGGCTGTACAACTTTCACCCCGAGCACCGCTGGGTTCATGTATGAATCGAACACCAGACTCTACCTTGTTCACGTTCTGTCCGCCTTTGCCACCGCAGCGAAAGGTCTGTCGAATCAAATCTTTCTTTGTGACGCTGAACAATAATTTCTTAGACATTAGGGGTACCAATCTTGTGTGTAATTGCAGTTTTATTATTTCTTTGAACGAAGTATCTTGTCATATGCGGCCTCAGCCTGCTGTTTCGTGGTCACAATGCCCTCTCTAGCTTGTGTTGCTATAATACACTGCACCATTAAATCACGTCGACGTTCAGGATTTCCTAGTAGAGGTTTGATATTGATTCGCTTATTCATCACACATACCAATCTTGTGTGTAATCGCAGTTGGGGCAAACCCAACCATCGGTGGTGGCAATCAGTTCACTCCTGAAGAACACCGCGTGTGGTTCTCCGGCCCAATTCAGACAATCGACCCATTTGCCACAATCAGGGGCGCCGCAGGTATAAGGATGCACTGAACCGTCTTTTTGACGTTCATTGAGCTGACGAACTGTTTGATCATCCATCGAGTGTGCATAATATTTGGAGCGGGATAGGAGAATCGAACTCCTAACTAAACCTTGGCAAGGTTTCATTTGACCATTAAACTAATCCCGCTTGATTAAATTTGGAGCGAATGGTGGGGCTCGAACCCACGACATCTGGAATGGAAATCCAGTGCTCTGCCAATTGAGCTACATTCGCTTATTCACTAATATCTTTTAAAGTTTTTCTCCAGGCTTCCACACTCTGATGGGTGTGTCTGCACAACAATTTTTGATTTAACCGCTGTAACCCAATAAAAGAACCATAGTAGGCAATCTTGAGAGCTCGCACCATGCTGGGCACATGATTGGGTTGTGCTCTAAACAATCTGCACACAAAGGGAATCTCGGCACTTGCAACCACTGGTACATTGTTGGCAATGTGGTCTGCTGCTACTATGTTGTAGGTTTCAGTGAAACTCACCTGCATGCCCATGTCGATCTGACTTCGAATTAACCAAATAAACTGCTCATGTGACATCCAATCATGTTCAATCAGATGATGGTTTTTTAGATACCTAAAAGTACTGCGAAGATTTTTCAAAATACTGTCACCACGTTGCTCCACCCGGCTGGAGTTGATGTGAAAATGCAACTCAAAACCCATTTCGTCGGCAAATTGAATGGCAGCGGCAGCCTGATTCAGATGATTCTTGAATGGGCGAATGGCGCCAAAACAACTGATGTTAACGATGCTAGCAGTTTTCAATTTCATAACAGTTGGGAAGGTACAGAACGTCTCGATGCAGTAATTGGTTGAGTTCACGCTGGGCACGAACACTATTGGTAGCGACAAAAATTTTTCGATTCAGGGAGTACCCGTTAAGCCACTCCATGGCAACGCCTTCGTTGGCCAAAAACGGCACTTCACTATGCAGTCGAACAATCCATTTTACGTTGGGATAAAGCGAACTAAGCTCGTTGATCTTTTCTGGAGTAGCCCAAAGTGCTTCAATAATCACCAGATTTGGTTTATGCTGAAACACCACGCGATTGATGTCGTTTCCATCAACCACCTGTTCCAGCACAGGCAAGCACTGACCAAAATTTTCACGTATCATCTTGGTCACAAACCGTACACTGTTCAACAACCCACTGCTGAGTTCAGCAGCATACTGATCACTGGTGTTCCAAACAGTGTTTCTTTTTTTCAGAACAAACAAAATTTTAGTGAGTGGCAGTGTTGTTGATGTCTTTGGCATGGCAAACTTATTTATGTTGATCCAAACAGTGTTTCTTTTTTTCAGAACAAACAAAATTTTAGTGAGTGGCAGTGTTGTTGATGTCTTTGGCATGGCAAACTTATTTATGTTGATCCAAAAAATTATGGCGGAGAGGGAGGGATTCGAACCCTCGGTAGCACTTTGAGGTGCTACAACGGTTTAGCAAACCGGCGCTATAGACCAACTCAGCCACCTCTCCGTTGCGATATTATTTATACATCGTATTCTAACTATAACAGAAAAAACTCTGTCAGTCAATATATTTGGCACTTGAACCGGACCAGGGATGGTGTAAAACCCATCCCTGGTCGCTGCACAATTTCGGTAAGGGTTACTCAGCGTCGGTGTGAGCCTGGGCGCGAACAGCAGCCATGAACCGCTCACGCTTTTCGGCCACCAGGTCCTGCGGAAGCAGTTCCGGGTGCTGCACCAAATGCTCCAGGGCTTCTGCCTTGGTCATAGCCTTGGGCAGGGAAAAGTAGTTGATTTCCGTGTGCCCCTGCTTTTCCATGTTCTTGACCTTGGTGGCCGTCTCGTTGGCAAACCAGATCTTCTGAACACCCTTGAACATCGTGGTGCCCACCACCTGGAAGGTGCGCTGGTTATTGCTGAGCAGGCTGTTGGGGTCACGCTCAGGCTTGGTCTTGGCCTTGACCGGCTCTGCAGACTTGGCCTTGATGGTGCGCGGAGTCTTGACCTGATCCGGATCCGTCTGCACCGGCGTCTTGGCGGTCTTCATTTCCGCAATACGCTTGCTCACCGCAGCACGGTTCACTTCAGGAACATTAACTTCCTCTGCTTCCACAGCAGGCGGAGCAGGAAGCACCGCAGCAGTGGCAAAAGACATCGTAAGCTTCTTGAGATTCATCTTGGACATGTTTTTAATTTCCTTTGTTTTTGTTTGTGTGTGGGCTCTGCCCATGTTCTAAGTATAGCAACTTGGCTAACCAAAGTCAACCAATTTGCTAAAAATTAACCAACGATCTGGACTCGGTTCAGCTGGGTCACATTGTTTTCGCGGTGACCTTTGACTGTGCCACGAAGTTTGATCTTGCCGGACACTTCAGACTTGTGGAAGAAAAACAACAGATTGTTGCCCAAGCGAGCGTTCACAGTCCAGCAGTTCCACTTCTGGCTCCAACGGCATTCGATCACTTCGGCATCGCCTTCTACCCGATCACCAATCTTGCCCACCAACTGACTCTGTTCAGCAAGTTCTTGCCGTTTCTGTTCAGCAGCTCGGCGGATCTGATCACGCTGAGCGCAACTGGGCAGGGCAGCCACAATAACCAAATCCAACCAATCGTTGCTCTGAAACTCTGCGCGGCTGGAGATCCTGAGCGCATTCTGCAGGAATTCCTTGAGCTCCCCAGACATCTGTTCAAACAATAACTGTTGATAGTGATCACGAACCTGGTTGCCCGATGCGATCTGCTCAGCAGTAAATTCTGCACCGTTTACCAAAAGTTCCCGCATGACTTCTTTGTTGGGGCGAGCCGTCACATTGCCCTGCTCATTGTGTTTGGGGTATTTCAGATACTCACCGTTGATTTCCTGAGCCGTTACCGCAGCAGCGAACACCTGTTCAGCACTCCAAGTACAAATCTGAACTGATTTCCGATATTTCCGAGCTGCCGCGTTTGCAAACCCGTAGCTGTGATTGGGACGTTTGTAAAAAGTTTTGTTGAACATGTATCTCCTTTACTCTTTTAGTATAGCAAACGGTGAAACCAAAATCAACCAAAATGTGAAGATTTACCACCTGAGTTGGTGGCTCACTGAGCCACCAACTCATTGACCTTCAAGCACTTAACGGGCCAAGAGATTTTTCCCTCCCACTCCAGCTGATTGCGTTCAAATTCAGTGACGAAATCGTCTGCAACCACTTCCCAGTTGATCACCCAAGAACGGCTATACTGGGTGTCCCATTCAATCTGGGAACGCACTGCGTCAACCGTTTCAGCAGCCCGATTGAGGTCCACGTTGAGCACAAAATAGTCATCGCCGCCCTTAAACTTCCAGTACTGCGGGCAGTCACCCTGGCCGTCCCAATCGTGGGCGCCGTAGTTTTCCTGGTACTGAGCAACGATGTGAAGTTTAGCCATTGTGTTGTCTCCTGTGTGTTGTGTTTGCTGCTACTCTTTTAGTATAGCAAATGGTACAACTGGGGTCAACCAAAATGCAAAATTATTTGCCTTTGATTTTCAACAGATTAAGAGCGAGGCTCGGTCAGAGCAAAGAAAATCACACCAACGAGAACGATAATGAAAATCATGTGATTGTATCCTGTTGATTTTGTTGAGGTTAGGCTTCCGCCAGCATGGCGAACGGCACAGTGACCAAACTACCAACCGCATAATTGCCCCACGCGGGACCAGTGATGCGCACCGTTGCCCGCGTCTGACGCTTGTCGGTAATCACCGCAGTGTAGGTATAAGGCGAACGCTTTTTGGAGCTAGTGAACTTGACAGCAGATCCGACGCCCAGTTCGCGTTTGAGCTCCATTGCCTTGCGATTGCGTCGCAGGGTGACCTCGTTGGCCAGAATGTCAATCTCAGTAGTGTTACTGTGGCGGATAAAGTCAACCACGTCGCTCAGCTTAATCGTGTTGGACATTGTGTGTTCCCCTGTGTGTTGTGTTAACTGCTACTCTTTTAGTTTAGCAAACGGTGTGCAAAGTGTCAACCAAATTGCAAATTTAGTAGATGTTGGGGATGCTTTTTTGCAGGTTGAACGCAAGATCCCGCAGTTGCTGATCCCCAGTAAAGTTGATCAAGTTGAACTCTTCGTCTGTTAGTTCACCGGTAGAGTCAAACTTCTTATCAATGGCATCCAGCTTGGTTGCCAACGCTTGCAACTTTTGAGCAGCGAGTTGGATACTTTTGGCTTGTTCGGCTAGTTTTCCGTAGTTCATGGTGTTGTACTCTTTTAGTATAGCGCCTGGTGCGCCAGGTGTCAACCAAATTAAGACTGAAAGATTGAAATCAAATTGTGAGACGCACTGACCACAGACTCCTCACCGTAAGCGTGGCCCTGGTCGTATGCAACCCAAGCCACTTTGTCGACATATTGAGCCGGCACACCTTGCGACAACAGCCAAGCAGCAAAATCTGCGCTAAACGTCCGTTGATCAGAGTTGTTTCTCTCCCAACGATAATATCCATTACAAACATCAGTCTCAAACTCGCCAGTCTTAACCATCATGTGCTCCTGTGTGTTGTGTTAACCGCTACTCTTTTAGTTTAAGCAAACGGTGTGCAAGGAGTCAACCAAATGCAAAATTAGCAACCGTTGCTGCCCAGCGACATAAAAATTCGAATGACGGCTGCAAAGTCATTTGCGGGCATCTTTGGCATTGAATAGATCAGCAGCGTCTGATCACTAATGTGCCAAAACGCAAATGGTGCATCATCCTTCCAACAGTAAAAGTCAATCCCGCTGGAGCCCACAGTCATGTACAGATCTTGTGAAAAAGGAATTTTGGTATTCATATCAAAATTGTAACATATGGTTTAATATCAGTCAACCATGTTCGTTTTGTGACAAAACTTATCTCGCCAGGTCCAACTTTTGGGCTCATGTAAAACCTAATAAGCATATTCCATAGCAACCAATTTGTCAACCAAATTCTACAGCCCAAAAAACTTGTTGAGCAAGCGACTGAGTTTGGCAGGGTTGGAATGCTGGAACGCTTCAGTTAACACCTGCACCTGCTGGCCCTGGTTGCGAGCAGCAAAGAACCCCACTGGCAGGGTGAGCATTCCAGGTCCATAAACCTTAACGGGCGACTTGTTTGGATTAAACATATTTCCTGTACTCTTTTAGTATAGAAAATTTGGTTTTCAGCGTCAACCAAACGTGGATATTTTTACCCAACCATGTACTTGGAAAATAAATTATTAAATTCTGCGACTTTGTTGTACCAATCGGTTGACAGCCATTCTGCGTCTTCGATTGCTTCGGACAACCTATCAAATTCTTTGAGCTGATTGTCGGGAATCAAATACTTGTGTCTGTCATCATCAGTTCGATTATGCTGTACCATGTTAATCCTCAATGAGTGAGACTAGCTCTAACAAAGAATAATACACTGCATCTGAGAGTTGGCCACTGAGATTCAGTTTTTCCAGTTGATCCCTCAGCTTGTCGATTCTTTTTTGACGTTCATCTGCTTGGGTGCCGTGTGTGGGGCAGTTGGGATCGGCACCTACGAAAGGGCCACCGATCTTGTAGCAATCACATTCAAACATTACTTAATAATCCTGTCTTTTCAAAGTCTTCCACATCTCACGCTGTTCCTCAGCCAACTTCCAAGCAGGCCAATCGTCTGCCCACAGCGTGACTTCATACCCGTGGTGGCCATCTCCACCACCACCAGACCCAGTGTGGATTATGGTGTCTCTGAACATGTCTGCATCACACAAGTAATAAGGATCATTGCCAGTGTAGCGCCAACTCATGTATCCTCGCCAACCCATATAGCCAGTGGGTTTGTTAGTATCGCCCTTCCCATTGATAAAATTGATAACGCCACCTCGTGGGCAACTGTGCGAATTACGATAAAAGCCCATATTGTCAACGTCCCACTTCACAGTGACCAATTGAGTATTGGGGATACGAATTCGTCGATGTCTGCGTTCACAATAATAACCACGCAGCGCCAACAATTGCCAATTGGCTCGAAACCAGTTGAGGAAGTCGTCCTTGCTCTTTACAGTCTGAGTAGCCTGTTGAATAGCCTGGTTGAACTCCTCAATCACCATATTAGCTGTGGTATTTTTATAATTTTTCATTGTTTCTTACAAAAATGTTTTTTAATTTTTGGAACCAGGTCAATGGTTGTTTTGGTTTGCGAAGATATTCTGTTTGACGATACTGTGAAAGAGTTTTGACACTGCTGGCTGGGTGCTTGAGGTGCCGCTCTCTGTTTGAGTCAAACGGGCCCGGATTAGGTACCTTGAGGTGGCGTTCGTGCATTCTACACCTCGAACTGATGTTTCTGATAAACGTCACGAATCATCAAGCTGATTTCTTGCTTGGCTGAACGTTCAGCGTCTCGAGCTGCCAAAAGTTTCTGCCATCGAACATAAGCCTCACAGAGGTCTTTCTCAGCTCGCACAATCTGCTGATCCAGTTCGGGCATCTTCTGCCATTGGATCTGGTTCTTAACTATTTGAATTAGATTGCTCATATCAGTAGTGTAGCAGATGAGTTTCCTGTAGTCAATCATAAAAAAAAGGCCGCACAAGGCGGCCTTTTTGGTTGGATTGTTTGGGATTAGGCAGCCACTCGAGCGCGGCTACCATTGACATCACGGGCACTGACCGAATACGCAATACGGCCATTCTGCGTGGCGCGAACACGAACACGCAGACCCATGTCACGTACCTCGCTCATGCGAGCACGCAGATTCTGGATGCCAAACAGTGCTTCAGCCTGGGGCTGAGTCAGTTCGCGACCAGTACCACGCAGGTACTCAATGAGGAACTCACGCTGAGAAGTCTTGATATTAGTAAAAGCCATTTTCTTATCCTTTAAGTTAAGTTTGAAATTTAATTTGCAACTATTAGTTGCAAGCATATTTTAAGTCTACGTTAACTGTTTACGTTTGTCAACGTATTTGGCAAACTATTTTAAACAGTTTGGTTTGCCATAAATACACAGGGAGAAAATTATGAAACTATTCGCTATCCTGTTTGCTGTTAGTACGCTGATTGCTCAACCTGCGGCAACCAAAAAAACCACACAAAAGAAAACCACTACCAAATCTGCCACTGTTCAGGCCAAAAAGCCCATGCCCAAGGCACGACAGATCGCGCCACCACCTGCTAAGAAAAAATCAACGTCTGCTAAGTAGCCCAGAAAACCAAAGGTTAAGCATCACCAGCAGAAAGTCAAACAGTGCTGAACCATAGCGGCCATGATATAGTGCATTGATCATATTGGTCAACATCATTCCAGCCACCAAAGCACTCAGTTTCGTGTTGTTTTGATAATACCACGATAAAAATCTATTCATAGTTAGGACCTCTTGCTCACAATCAAGTCAGCCAAACCATACTTGATACTCTGTTCAGCAGTCATGATATTGTCACGATCCATGTCCTGCACCAGCTTGTCATAGTCTTGACCAGTGTTTTCCACGTAGATTTCAGTAAGCTGGCGCTTCATACGCAGAATTTCGTTGGCTTGGATTTCGATATCCGAAGCCTGCCCTTGGGCACCGCCCAGTGGCTGGTGGATCAGATGACGTGCATGCGGTAGCATTAGGCGTTTGCCTCGAGTTCCGCTGCTGGCCAACAAACTGCCCATGCTGCATGCTTGGCCCATCACAATAGTGCTCACGTCGCACTTTACAAATTTCATTGTGTCCAAAATAGCCAAGCCGTCAGTCACTGATCCACCAGGACTGTTGATATAGAACAAGATATCTCGTTCGGGATTCTCACTTTCCAGATACAACATCTGTGCCACAACCAAACCAGCAGTGTGATGATTGACTTGATCGTTCAACACAATGATTCGGTCTCGCAAGAGTCTGCTGTAAATATCAAAGGATCTTTCACCTTGTGAAGTCTTTTCAATTACAATGGGTACTAAACTCATATTTTTATGTTACACTCCTATGTGTAAGTTTGTCAAAAATTTTTACACAAAATTTTACCACATTAAATATGAATACATTCAGAAGGAGAATATATCATGATTAATTGGTTTAAAAAGTTGTTTGGGATCAAAGATTCCCAGACTGCTGAAGAGACTGCTCCGGCAGTCAACGCTGATGTTTACGAAACTGTTCCAGCAGAAAATGCTACTCTTTTAGTTACTCCAATTGTTGAAACCACACCCGAGCCAGAACCTGTACCGGAACCTGCACCAGAACCCCAGCCCGTAATTGAGCCCGTGGCCACTGTTGTCGAAATCGCATCAGTTGCTGAGGTCGTCAGCGACCCTGTGGTAGAGGCAGCTGGCAAGAAGCCACCCAAGAAGGAAAAGAAGACCCCGGCCAAGCCCAAGAAGAAGGCACAAGTTGAACCTGAAATTGTGGTGGAAACTCCAGTTAAGAAAACCAAGAAGTCAACCATTTCAGCAAAAACTGCGACTTTTAACACCACCAACCTCAAGAAAAAGAAGTAAGCAAATCAGCTCAAATACCCCAACAACATTGGGGTATTTCTTTGAGTAAAATAAGATTGAATGATATAAATAAAAATGCCAATCGCGATGCTGGAACATCCATTGGCTCTAATACTGTAAGGAGTATCAGCCATGTATTTACATAACAAATATACTCGTTGGTATTTTGGTATAATCAATAATGCCCAAAATAGAACGATTATTGGATACAGTGAAAAACACCATATCATCCCAAAAAGTCTTGGCGGTTGTAATAAAAGAAATAATCTTGTTTCTCTTACTGCTAGGGAACATTTCATATGTCATTGGTTACTCACTAAAATGACTACTGGAAAAGATAAAAACAAAATGTGTATGGCTCTGATAATGATGGAGAAAAATCACAAAAAACACTTTCGCTACAATTCTCCCTTGACTTCTAGAGTATATGCTTCTGTTAAAGCACAAGCAATAGAAGGGTTTAGAGAATCGGCAAAGAAATTAGTTCAACAAGGAAAACACAATTTTCAAAAAATCGATCGTCACGGGCAGAATCATCCTAGTTTTGATCATACAGTATATATTTGGTATCATATACCTTCTAAAACAAAAATTAGTATGACTAGATACGATCTCATCAAGACATACAAATTAGGCAACGGGGACGTATGCCAAATACTTAAAGGAATACGAAAGTCAACTAAAGGTTGGATCCTATGGGAGAAAAGACCAATTGAATATACTTGGTTTCATATTGAAACCATCACTGTAGTAGTGATGACAAAAAGTGATTTTATCAAAAAATATTCTATATCTCGTTCTATCGTAGAAGATATGATTAATAAAAATCATTCATCAAAAGGTTGGGCGCTACAAATAGGCTAGATTTTTGCTTCGCTAATCAACTGAGAGCTAGCTAGATTTTTCGACTTTGCTTCCACGCAGATATCGAAACGATCCCAAAAAGATAAAGCCCATCGATTGCATGCTTGGTTCCACAAGAAATCGCTGTGCGCTCGTAACCTCTGTTTCTTGAAACCCTGAGCAATCAATTGATCTATATTGGGCAATACTTCTGGATCATGCCCCACCAAGATATCTTCACGACTCTGGCTATAATGCATAACCGGCCTAACACCTCGCCAACTGTCAATCACCTGTTGCACACGCGGATCAGTGGATTGGATGTATTCGTGTGCGTTTAGCAAGTGATGATGAATATCCATAACCACCGCCACTTGATCACCCAATTCAATTACATCCTCCAAGCTACCTTGGTATTCATCATTTTCCACAGTGATCAGGTTACGAGCTTCGGGGCTGAGCCTGTTCAGGCTGTCACGAAATCCACCGCTGCCCAATCGTCCACTCATGTGGATGTTGATCTTGAAACCATGGTCATGCCAGGAGTTGCCATATCCCATCCAGCGAGCGCAGTCTGTGTGGTACTCAAATTCTTCCAGGCTGCGCCGCACAATCTCGGGGTTGTCGCTGGCCAGACAGCAGAATTGTCCAGGATGGAAGCTCATGCGAACATCCAGTTCACGAGCACGTTCACCCACACGAGCCAGTTCGCGAGCACAGTAATCTCGAACATCGGTGCGACGCCAAAAATAACACCAGCGAGCTTCGGTGTATACCGGAAGCAATTCACTGCCAATGCGAAACATGCGCTGCATGGGTCTGAGTTTACCCACAGTCTCCAGCATCAGGCTCAGACTCTGGATATTATGCTCCATGATCTCCCAGAGACGATCTTCTGCAACAGCTTGGCTTTGTCGATTCAGCCAAGCCACTGTGGTTGTGCGTCCATTGAGCTCGCGATCTGTGGCACTGACTTTCATGTCGCCCACTACGTCATGTGGATGTAACCATTTACAGCAGAATCCAATCCTGGGTTGTGTCATGTTTTTATTTTAGCACTTTTGTTTTAGGGAGTCAATTTGATAATTGCTCAAAATGTTCCACATCATCCGCTGCTCAAATTCTTGTTTGTACAGTCGATTTGACCAACGGTTCACACAAGTGTCCACTAGACTCAGCACCGACTGGAAAACGATACACACTAATCCAATATTGGTTATCATAGTCGGATCACGCCGGTCGTGTATGAGAGATTCAACAAGCAGTCCCATCAGTGTAGAGGTCAATATCATAGTAGCCCAAGCTAGGATTAACCGAATGCGGCTGCCTATGCGTATTTTTTGCTGAAGTTTCATTACACTTATGCTAGCACATTTAGGTTTGCGTTGTCAATCACCCAACCAACGCAGGCAGAATAGAACAGCGTGTGAGGGTTTAACAAATTCAATTTTTACATTTGTTTGTGGCAAACCGGGCTCTAGCCACCATTGCCAACGAACACCTTGCAGGCCCACGTTTTTCAGCAACCAATCCCTCCAAATTTCTATGTCATAATTGGGCCAGGGGACGGAGATGGTGGTGGCAAACATTGTGCTATTCCTCTATCCAGCGCAAACAAAACATAACAGCGTCTGCTTCATTGGCAAATTCGATAGTCATAGCATATCTGGGTTCATATTCATAATGCCAAGTCCAATGTTTCCCACGCTCGCCCACATGTTTGTGAATCCATATAAACCATGCTACCATATTGTGCCAAGTGGGAGTGGGCACTGTTATCCTAGTGGACATTTAATTCTAAACCAACTTTCCAATTCTCTCGGGATCACCAAATACCCTTCACCGCTAAAGGCATCACCTTTATAATTTGAGTTCCACCACCAACACCATTGCCACTGATTGGGCGCCACAGTGTTCAGCCATTCAGCCAGTTCTGGTTTTAGTTCTATGTCTAACGTGCCTGGCGAAAATTCAGCCAGATCCCAAACATTTTTTCTATGAATTTTAATGGTTATTGGATCAGTCATGCGATTTTATCTCCACCTCAATGCAAACAGTGTGGCGTGTGTGGATTTGTAAAACGTAAATTCAGCAAACTTAAAATATGAATCAAATCCCCATTTCCAATCTATGTATTCCACTCCCACATGTTCTTTGCACCATTCAAACACGGGCGTAGAATCAAAGTCAGCAATTGGAATTGCTACCACACGATCTTTAGTCACAGGCACGCGATTGTTGGTATTTTGCATCAGTCCCACCTCAGTTTAAACAGCAAAGCCGTATCTTCGGAATCAAAATACAGAAACATGCCCTGCTTCATAACATTGTGCTGCACACACCAAGCGTCCAATTCGGCTTGGTTGTCAAAGTATTTTTGAATGCCGGTGATCAAAACGCATAATTCATACTTGTCGCTGACGAAACGGTTGTTGACCCACAACACCCAATTGTCGGCATTGTTCATCATAGCAAATGCTTCATCAATATCAAACGGTTTGTTAGGCTTGGGCATGCTCAACTAATGTTAGCACATCACCAGCCTACCAGTCAACCACCACAACGTGTTCTGCATGTCTTTTGAACGGAGGTTTAAACAGAATGTTGGGAACCACCTGAAACGTCTTGCATCCAGCATCAAAGCAAAATTTGGCCATCTGTTTGAAGTATACTGCACGACGATGCACTGGTCCAACGTGTATTACAGTAGGCTCCTGATTGATTTTGTGTTCTACCAAATAGGTATCTTGTTGCCAAGCCTGACGGTCTTCTGGAACACCTTTGGTATTCTCAGTCACAATCAAACTGGCATTTTCCTGGTTGAGATTGAAATTCAAAGCCAGGTCATGACGACTGGTGTTCTTGAAATCACGAACTGTGATAATCAGGCGTTTTTTCACAGCGCCAACCACTTGTTGAATCAGACCCTGTTGTGTTTGCTCAGTGGCATAGGTAAAAAATTCATCAGTGGCTAGCACTGTGTCGTAGCGTTGGCCAACATTATAAACTGAATAGTTTAACCAACAACTGGGGGTTTGAGCAACATCAGACCCCTGAATCTGATTGCTTAAGAAATCGTAACGCTTGGCCACAAAGTCTTTATCAACGTGAGTGGCCAAGCTATCGTGCAATTTTTGAAGATATTCAGAAGATAACAACACTGTATACTCCTCATAGTAATACTATGAGAGTATTTATGTATTTGGTGTGTTTTCCTCCATGTGCTTGATTTTCGAGGTCCTTATGCGGCTCAGCATGTCAGTATAGTATTGTTGCAGAACGCCAGAATTCTTCAACTCTTTGCAGAGTTTTAGTGCGGCATCATGTTTGTGTGCATAATACAGTTCCAGCATTTTGATGTGTTGCTCTATTACCATAGAGTACTGCACTTCGTCCAATACCGTAAAGACTCTCATAAATTCACCACCTTCCAATGAAACTGTATCCAGTTCCACACAGCGGAATTCATCACGCACCTGAGCAGCGGTATGTTCTCCAATCAGGATGTTTACACTGTAATGTTTACACAAATTTTCCAAGTTATCTGCTGTACGGACAGTGGTTCCCATGGCAGTATAATTGAATTTTCTACGACTACCAGTGTTGCCTATCACCGCAGGGCCAGTATTGATGCCAATATCCAAACACAGTCGAGACTCTTCTGGGGCCATCAAAGCATTCATTCGACTCACCTGCGCCAGCATATCCATGGCGCCGCGGACCGCTTGGATGGCATGTTTCTCCACATCCAGCGGAGCGTTCCAAAAAGCCACCACGCCGTCGCCAATCAGTTTGTCCACCGTGCCAAAGTTTCTAGTTATAGCCGGCAACATCTGATCCATGTATCCATGCACCAATTTCACCAGTCCCTCGCTATTTCCTCGATAGCTATTAAGTATACCAGAAAAATCTCTGAGATCGGCATAAAGCACAGTGATCTCCTTGAGTTCTCCATCGGTTTTGATGGCCGCTGGGTTTTGTTTGAGTTTTTTTAGCACAGAAGATCCCACACAATCACCAAATTTTCTATTAATACTCCATTCAGCACTGCGTTTACGAGCCAAATGATAATAAAACGTCAGAGCAAAAACACTGGTACTGCTCAGTGTGGGCCAAACCCAATCCACTGCCAGATCACTGGCATTAAACAGCATCCAGGCACCCAGGATCACCACTCCCACTCCACCAGCATACACCGGAATACAGGCGTAGGGGGTATTTTGTTTGGCTGCTTTCAGGATGCTGGCGATAATCAAAATGCTAATCAACATTTCCAGCATGTCAGCCCAGGTGGGAGTTACTACGTTGTTACGATCAAACAAACTCTGAATAAACTGAGCTTGTACCTGATGATTTCTACGAGCACCAGTTGGTGTTTGTACCCAGTTGTTGACCTGCTGTGTGGCCACACCCACTATGACAATCTTGTTTTTCACAGCACTGAAGTCTGTGCTAGTGGCATTGATGGTGACAAAATCATGATTGAATTTAATCCTCCATCTATTGTTGTTGGGCACAATCCAGGGTTTGACTCCAGTCAGATCCACAGTGTGAGTATTGTTTTGATGCTGTATGCGAGCTTTGGCGTCACCGGTTAATACTCTAAGAGCTTCTATGCCCAAACTGTAATAAGCACGGTCATCATTTACAGTCACCAGATCCATACGTCTCACTACTCCATCAGGATCTGCGATGGCGTTGTTAAAGCCCACCGCAGCCGCACTTTGCGAGAGTTCCGGAACTGGATTATCCACATCAAAATCTCTTACTTGTCGAGCCAGCACAACTCCATTGTTCAGAATTGCATTGGCAAAAACACCGTCAGCTTTGGCTAGGTCCGGTTCTTTAAATAAATCAGCAAACACAATAACCCCAGCACCAGATTCGCGTAATTTTTTTACTAGATCAGCCAGATGGCTGCGAGCCCAAGGCCATTGGCCCTTTTTCTTTGTGTCTTCTTCAGTGACTTCCACGATTACTACGTCTAATGCTTTGCTGTGTGGAACAAACCACTGAATTAGATCGTTGCCCCACAGAGCCAGACGATCAGTGATCTCCTGTTGACCATATCTCAGATACAATAGGGCCAAACTCAGCAGTGTTACAAACACTGCAAACCTAAAGCGATACCAGATATTCCAAAATTTAGATTTCATACCTAATTGTAACATAATTAGTTTGTGATTCATAAATATTTTTATGCCATTTCATAACCACTTTGCATTTGATTTGATCAGTGATTTGTACCTGAAAGATTGGCCGCAGACTGATTGGAGTATCGAACCCACCAGCTTGATCGCAGTGGTGGCTGGAGATCTCAGTTCAGATCTAGATCACACTGTTCATGAACTCAAAAAGATGGCAAAACATTATCGTCAGGTTTTATATATTGACGGTGATCTGGAACACAATCAGAGTCTGGAAAAAGTCAACACAAACCGAGATTATCTAGCTCAACAACTAAAAAACACCAAGAATATCACATACATGCACGAGCATGTACTGATTATCAATGATGTGGCTTTTATTGCGGCTAATCTATGGTGGAGTCCAGGCGATTCAAACACCAATATCAATGATGATACATGGTTTAAAGAAATGCAGATGCTTACTTTGCACCACGAAGATCTAAACTATTTGCGTTATACTGTGCAAAGAATTCAGTTGTGCCCGGATATTAAAAAATGTGTATTGGTAAGTCACACTGTTCCAAATCGAGAACTAATACTGGGCGGATCTGATGAAAACCTAGCCAGTGATGCCAGCGAGTGGGTTGAGATTGAAGATCATACCGGAAAGATCAAAACCTGGTGTTTTGGGCACTGGAATCGTTCTGTGAAACTCAAGGTCAACAACTGTGAATATGTGAGTAACCCCAAAGGAAAACCCAGTGATTCACTGGGTTTAAAATATCATCCGTTGAGAGTGGTCGTTTAAGTGTGCAGATCTACTTTGACCACCAACGGGTAACCGTGCAATCTGGCTAGTGTGAGCACTTCGATGGTTTTCTGTTCAGCTAATTCATAGGGTAAAATTGCAACCACGCACTGACCCACGTCGTGTACCCGTTCAGCAATATCTGCTGCACCATCAACATCGTAATCAAAAATTTCTATTAGACTAGTGATAACAAAGTCAAAACTAGTCACGTCATCATTTACATAGATGACTTTGTACATGGGAGGTTCAGCAATGCTGGTGTTGATTGCTATCTGAGTTTTTTCAATTGTGTGAGTATTAGGCATAGGGTATTTGTTAGAGCGGGGGCTTCAGCCCCCGCGGTGTAATTTATCGAACAAAGTTAATAGCCACAGTACGCGGCTTGAGCGCATCAGGAAGCCGACGTTCCAGATCAATGGTCAAAATACCATCTTTCACCGTTGCGCCAACCACTTCCATATAGTCCAGCAACCGCCATTTGTGTGAAAATCTGCGGCGGCTGAGACCACGATGCAAATAAACTGCTTCTGAAGAGCCAGTTTCCTGAATTTCTCCAACAACATTCAGGACGCCGTCACTAACAGTGACAGTGAGATCCTGTTCACCAAAACCAGCCACAGCAATTTCAATGCTCTGACGTTCCTCGTTGTGGTAAATCATGTTGAAGGGAGGATAGTTGTTACGAGTGTTTGCGCTCGTATTGGCCCAACTTTCCAGTGTGTTGAACAGGTGATCCATTCCGATCACCCAGCGACCCAAATCAGGGTTCAGATTAGCAGTAGTCAAAAAATTACTCATTGTTTTAACTCCTTTTAAAGCAAGTTATTTTTATGGGAGGCCTGTTAAGCACCTCCCATATATTTATACTAACACAATCTAAAACTATAATTCAAGCTAATTTTCTGTTTTGTCGTTTTTGTTAACCATTTCATCAATGCGATTGCGTTTCCTCATTCTGGCCAGTGCTTGGCCTCGGGCTCGACGACGAATCTCACTGGGCTTGACGTAGAACTCTTTCTTTTTGAGATCCTGCAGAACACCCTCATTCTGCATTTTCTTCTTGAGTTTGCGTAAAGCTCTTTCAATATCACCATTCTGTACCTCTACCACAATTCCTTGTGGAAGACCATTCTTATCTCTCATTTTGCTTTCATCACCTTGGTTGATTTAGTTTGTTTTTGAAACATGATCGGCTCAGCACCAGCAGAAAAAACCTCCGCTGTAAAACAGATCCGATCAATCTTGTTTTGTTTATACTCAGGAATTTTAAATAGATACGGAGTTAGCCGCTGTTCTATGATGCTTCTTAAAGCCCGTGCGCCAGTTTTCATCACAATAGCGTGTTCAGCTATGGCATTCAGAGCTTCTGGAGCAAAATCAACAGAGATACCATCGGTTTCAAAATAAAACCGATACTGCTCTATTAGATTGTGCTTGGTTTCACTCAAAACTTTCACCAGATCATCGATGGCCAACGCTTGTGTATGCACAGTAACAGGGAATCTGCCCACAAATTCTGGAATCATACCATAACGTATTAGATCTTCATTGGTAGCGCCAGTGGTGTCCGATTTGAGTTCCACAGTTTTGTCGAAACCAATTTTATGATCACGATTGCGTTTGTTCACAATGTCCTGCAAACCTACAAATGCCCCACTGGCTATGAATAATATACTACCGGTATTGATTTCCACGCTACTATGACCTGGGTGTTTTTTGTTGGAATCAGTGGGGACGCTCACTATTGCTCCCTCGACCATTTTAAGTAAGGCCTGCTGAACCCCTTCGCCACTAATATCCCTATTAGCACTGGCGTTTTCGTTCTTTTTCCCAATCTTGTCCACTTCATCCAAGAACACAATTCCACGTTGTGTTTTTTCAATATCACCATCGGCTGCTGAAAGCAATCGACTAATTACAGATTCTACGTCGTCACCAACGTACCCAGTCTCAGTTAAACTAGTAGCGTCTGCGATTATGAATGGCACATCCAGGTATTCTGCTATAGTTTTGGCTAGTAGAGTCTTACCACTGCCAGTGGGCCCCAACATCAGTATGTTGCTTTTTTCCACGTTGACTGAACTAGAGTAAAACAATCTTTTGTAATGGTTTGCTACACCAACACTCAGTGTTATTTTGGCTTGATCTTGCCCAATCACATGCTGATCCAGGTACTGCTTGATTTTCATAGGATTAGTATGTTTAGCTGTTTTTTTGTCTTTTTTTACCTCAGCATTTTTTTGATCTATCAAAAGATTTTTACAACGTATAACACACTCGTCGCATATAGCGTGTGCTCCGTTCACAATTAGCTTATTAACTTCATTGCGTGTTTTGTCACAAAAGCCACAAAAATTTGGAATAGCTGAGTCTTTGTTCATGCTGTTATTTAACAAAAATCTTCATTCCGTCGTTATTTTCCCAGAACATTTTCTTTTTTCAAATATTTTTTGAGGAATGATTTCTGCTGAGTGGTCAAATCTTCCATATCTAAAGATCCCCGAAGAACCTGTTCTATCAATTTTTCATTAGTAAGTTCATCAGCGATCATGGACCAGTTTTTTCCATTATATTTATACATTATGTTGGGCTTAACGTCCACTCTCAAAAATTGATCCCCAACTTTGGGTTTTGCAGGGAAACTGGTACCAAAACGTACATTGGATGTTTCATCTTCCAGAGGCTCTGGCTCGTTGGAAAGAAACTCCAATTTTTTAATCAAAGGGTGTGATTCATAAACAATCTTTTCCACTTCCACAATGCGTTCAGGTCCAGGAACTTCCTTGATGACTTCAACTGGTACTTCTTTGATGACTTCAACTTCCTTAACTACTTCAACTGGTACTTCTTTGATGACTTCAACTTCCTTAACTACTTCAACTGGTACT